GCGTAATCTCCTGAACTACCAGCTATCAATGCTATATCATTTTTGTAAACATTGCCATAGTCTGGCGGAAGTGTGAAACGTACATAGAATGCGTTCGATGGCGTTATGAACGATTTGTTTGGATAGACAGTTTGCCCGTTGTTGTCGTTATAGCCAATGTATTTCTTGCTATGGTCGTAAAATCTGGTTTTCACATTTTCAAATTTGGCACTACCTACGTACACGAAAATGTATGTTGAATTTGGAATAATTGGTATATAATTTTCTGAATATATGGCTGCAGTACTTCCTTCGTTATTGCCACTAGATGAACTAATCGTACCAACTTTCCATACTTCGTCCCACGAATTTCGTCCCTGCTCCACAATGCTCTCCGTGCCAGCACTGACTATTTCACCAGCATTATATGGATAATACTCTGCAGGGAACATTTTCTCAAATTCTTCCACGCTTGTGGGCTCGTTGCCTGACCCGAACATTGCGGTGAGGTCATAAATCTGTGGGTAGACTACCAAATTATTGACAGTTGCTCCTGACTTAACCATCAGCGGAACTATATATACACGGGCGTCTACATTAATGGGTGCTATTACGCCACTTCCATAATTGGTGTCCATCACAACACCACTACCTGTAATGTATGAACGATATGTCTCTGCTGAGCCACCTTTAGGGCAGGATTTTTCCAGATACACATGACCTTTAATCGGAATAAAGCTATCCGAGAAGTAGGCATCTCCGCCAGTTGCAGTGCCGTTTGCTACAAACTTGCCATTGTCAAGCTTTGTAAATGTAACACCGTTCACTGTATAGTTTGGGCGAAAATTGTTAAGGTTAACAACCTGATTAAACACGATAGACCTACCACCAACATTCTTAACCGACATCAGCTTTGCCCCTGTAGGCACTGTCTTTGCGTATGCCGTTTCACTGTCCGTTTCAAATTTGTGTGTCACACCATTGCCCATATCGTATAACGCATTTACCCTACGTTGTAGTTCCTTGTCTGTTAGTTTCACGTTAACTATCTCAGCCGTGTTTTCAGCTATCTTTCCAACCGCCGTTACATAATCATCAGGCAAACTGTCAGCCACCGCCTGCGCTGTCTGTGCGGCAGTTTCGGCAGCAGTTCTGTCCTCTGCGACCTTAGCTGCGTTTTCTGCCACTGTCGCCTTATCGGTTGTGACCTGCGTTGCCATATCCTGCACCGCCTGTCTGTCTGCCGTAGTGCTGTCAGCCGCCGTCTTTGCAGTTTTAGCATAGCCTGCCGTTATGTTCTTGTCGGCTGTGGTCTGCTGTGCTGATGTTGCCGCCTGCGCTGCGGATATCTTGGCGGCGTTCTGAGACTTAACCGCCTCAGCACGTGCAGTTTCTGCGCACTGCCTTGCAGTGTCTGCCTGCGTAGCGGACGTTTCAGCAGATGTCTTTGCGGTTTCGGCACGTTCAGCCGCCTGCGTTGCGGTATCGGCTGATTTCTCTGCGGCTGTGGCAGATTTTTTTGCGTTCTCTGCCGCTGTAGTAGCCGTTTCTGCGGCGGTGACAGCTGTCTGCATATCTGCGTGCGCCTGCCTGCCTATAGCGTCTATGCGGTCTAGTGCGTCAGCTGCCACACTTGGTGACGGGATAGCTGTATCACCGATAGCCGCCCCTATTCGCAGTCGAAAAATTCGTGATTTTTTAACTAAAATATACTCGTCGCCTGACAGCTTCTTCGCCGCTATCTGACAGCTGACTGTCTGCGCTGAACGCAAGATATCTGCGGTTGGCGTCCATGTGCCGCCTGTGATATCGACCTCATACGTCACACCATCGCCATAGTCGATAGTCAGCACATAGCGGTCTGCGCCGTCTATCTCCATGCCCTCGAACGATACGGGTCTAGCGTTCGTTTCGCCAACGTAGCCCAGCAGGGCGGTTGACGTCATTGCGTTGTAATTTTCGTCTAGTCTGATTACCATTTCTGCGCCCCCTATACGATTGCTATGTAGTCAATGCTGTACGTTCCTGCAGGCACATTGACAGTGGTTGCGCCATTGCTAGGACCCATGCAGATTACTGCGAAATATGCGCCCTTGTATACCTGCACATGGGTGCAATAGTTCTGAAATGGACTAGGCGTGCCGATATCCCTCAGCGACACGCATATCTGCTTCGGCACAAAATCCAAATTCAGCGGTATCTGCACGCTTGAAGCTGCCTTTTCCAGCGTGTATTCAATCGTACCGCTTTTTATTTTATTCTGGTTTAGGTCATTTACTGCCTGTTCTGTTGCCGTTAGTGCGTCAACCAACGCCTGACGAACATCACGGCCGTAAAATGCGTTTCGGACAGTTTCAATTGCTGTTGTCAAATCAACATTATTTGCCATTTTATCCCTCCTAGTCTAGTGTGTGTTTTTTTGTGGTGATACTATTGCACATAATGTCACCTGTCTTGCCGTAGCACTGTATTGCGGTTTTTTCATTTTCGTTATACAGATACATCGCCCTGTTATTGGTATCAACTGTAAATACCTTTTTGCCGTTGTCTGTGTACGTTGAAACATTACCACTATTTGTATCTAGTGAAAATTTCAATTCGTCATTCCAATAGCCTGACATAGCACCAGCCTGCAGAACGATATGACCGCCTATCGTGCTGTTATCAATGCGTATCTCCAGCGGACTGACTTTCAATGTCCATTCGTTATGGGATAGCTGGATAACACTGGTATTTTGACTAGACGTTTTTATATTTATCGTTCCGCCTGTGATAGTTGCTGATTTCGACGACAGCTTGTTAGCGACCACGTTTCCGTTCTCGTCTACCTTGAATGTTCCGCTGCCGTTGTTGATTTTCAACCCTGTCAGAGTCAGGGCGGTTATAAAACTAGCCACAAGGTTTCCGTCGATGGTCCACGCATTTGTATATGGTCCGTCTTTTGCAGAACCGCCGTCGGACGTTTTCCAAAAACCTAACCCATTCTTGTTCAGCTGAATGCAGGACTTGCAGGTATTTATATCAGCCGTATCCATAATCAGAATGCGTTCTGGTTTTTCGGAAGGGTCAAGAATGACATGACCGCCCTCAGCACCTGTTATCAACTTTGTGGCATTCTCGATTTTACTGTCTATCACCTGACGATTTCTGAATTCGCTATTATCAATAGCTGTCTGCAGGCTCTTGGTTTTTGCGGTCATAAACCCTGTCATGGTTTCAAATTTGTCGCCAAATGTCAACTCGGATTGTTCAGGATTGTCAAGGTCTATGGATATGCCCACAATGCGCAAATCCTCGTCTATGCCCATAAGACTATTTTTTACTCTGTACCAACAGCCAAGCTCAAACTGCTCAAATCGCTTGTCTATTCTCGAGAGGTCGAGTGCTGTTATTTGATACTGCACTTTCGCACGATTAACAGATTTAAGATACTCCTTGCCCTTGCTGAGAAGATTGCTCGCAAGGGTCACATCGTCCCATATCTGCGTACCGCTTATAATGCCGTACTTTGCGACCAAAGAACTGTCTTCTATGTAGTCCTTGCCACCATTCACGCTGCCGATAGTCAACCGCTTTTCGCTGTCTGTAAGCTTTGCACCGAGAGGGTAAAGACGTGTTATGACCGCCGTTTCATCGACTTCCCGTGATATGGTTTTAAGGTTGACCGCAAGCTCTATGGTGGTATCTGTGCCGTGTCCTATGTTCTCCAAATAGTCAAGATATACCTTGCCATCTTTATCACGAAGCTGTATCTCACCACCGAATTTTTCTATAAGCTTGTCGGCAATGACGTCCATTGTCTTGTCCCAATTTGCAGTATATGTGTAGTTGTTGCTTGCCGTAACAGTTACCTGTCCCGGCTCTATACGCTTATCTGCACCCACCTGAGAATTGTGCTTTGACAAGAACGAAGAAAGCACTGTTGATATACCTACCATTTTGTATTCAACATACGGCTGAACGCTGTCATATAGCCAACCTAAACGCCCCTCACAGGTGACTTTGCGGCATATCAGACCTCTCTCATCCATGCTGTCAGGACACTTCAAGACCCTGCCTATAAAAATGTCCTTGTCAGTACTTTCATCATAGACCTTGACAGCCGTTGTCAGCGGTTTCAAGAGGTCATACCCTGCATTGTTCGGATATATGGTAAAACTGAAACTATCCACAGCGTTGATAGACTTTGCAACCTTGCCGCCTGATATGCGGTCTGTGCCGTCGCTGTGTATGATAGTGTTTTCAGCTCCGTTTGTTATCGTTACTATGAACATCAGAGTGCCTCCTCATAAAGTTTGAGCGTGAGTGTACCGAAACCATAAGCCGCAAGAGTATTCACACCAGGCTGTAAAGTCAGCTCGTCAAGGTCGAATTCTTTCTCCGTGTTGCGGTATACACTTGCACCTATCTCTTTGTCGTTGAGCGCAAAATAGGTGAAGCCCACACTCTTTGCATCATCCTCTGAGCGCTTATAAGAAAGGCGTGGGCGTATGGGTCTATCAGCATATGAATAGACTTTCAGGGTCGCAGGAGGTGCGTATCGTGTCTGCTTGACCGCTGTCAGCGATATATCCGTCAAATTCAGATAATCGGTCTCAAAGTTGAAGTCGTCAAAACCAATATCTGAGTAATCGTCGGAACGTAGAAAAGGATACGTCTTGAAGTTCACTGTCAGATCAGCGGTGCGCCGTGAAGTGAACTCAAATGCAGAGGTATCAAACACAGCTGTTGCCCCCACAAAGTGATAGTCTGTCAGAAAGCTTATCCTCAGCTCACCCTTTGCTCCGCTGAGCCAGCGGACAACATCACATTTTCTGCGATAAAGTTCGTTTTCATCTTTTGCAGAAAGGCTGAATTTTATCGTGATATCACGCTGTTTGTACGTCCTTTCACCTGCCATTTTCGAGAAGTCATAAAAGCCGTTCATAAACGGTAAAGTGGCTTCTATCCTGTTTTCCTCCGGCTGAGATATCTGAACGCCGTCCTTTTTGATAGCCAAATAGAAATCGGTGGACTTCTTGCCGCCAAACTCTATGTATTCATTAGACACTTGCAAGCCTCCTTTCACTGCTTGTGACCCTCTCACCTAGTTTTCCGTCCACCTTTGACGTGAGCTTATCGCCGTCAAGATAAATGTTTCCTTGCTGTGCAAGCTGTGGAAAGTAGGTTTCTAGGAGGGCGATGATCTTGTTCATTGTATCATTACCGCCGCTATTCACGCTCTTTTCAGGAAGTGCCGAAAAGTTTGGCGGTATGACATCCGTATCCATAAGCGGCTGCAGTGACCTGTTGAACTGCATTGTGATAGTGTCCTCGTTGTCTGCTATGCCCTTTGCAAACAAGTCCATCATATCAGGTGCAAAAGTGTGGAAGTTTGAAAGAGGCCCTTTGTCAGGCTCAGAAAAGCCAAGAAAGTCCTTAACGCTTGAGGCTACGTCACATACAGT